TCTCCTGCAAAAGTTGAACTAGCATCAGCTATTGTCAATACATTAGAAGTGGCATTGTCATCAATTCCTGTAGATGTGAAATTTGTAATTTTGTCACCTGCTGTTATAGCTATGTCTGTTCCTCCAGTTGTATTTCCGTTTGCTAAAACCTCTGACAATTCATTGTTCGCACCAATTTGAGTGTCTACATATCCTTTTGATGCTGCGTGAGTATCTGAAGTTGGTGTTTGTGGAATAGTAACTTGTCCAGTAAACGAACCAGTTCCTTCAACACCTAAATTACCGTCAGTAGTTATACTACCATCCTCACCATTTAACCTAATTTTTAAATATGTATTATAAAAAAATTCTAGTTTACTCGTATTAAAACCACTGCCAGTCACACCAGTAAACTTAGTTACTGTAGTTGAATTTTTAATTTGACTAATAGTTCCGTCAAAATCAGAATCACCAGTAACACTAAAAGTTCCATCTATCTCAACATTCTTTGTAAAGTCAAATGACGATGAACCTTCTAAAAGTCCATTAGTTTCTATATTACCTATAATTAAATCTGCTTTAGCGTACCCTGTCCCTAATAAATTTACGGTAGTTGTTGGTTCTGCTTCTAACCCCTTAAATAGCCTGTATTTGCCTGTTAGAGCCTCTCTAAACAATCCAGAGTATAGTGTAGTACCTGAAGGTGTATATTTGCCATAAAAACCTATATCTACTGCGTCTGTTGAAGTGTTGTTATTAGCCAATACGATTAACGGGTCTTTTACTGTTAATGTATCAGTTCCTACAGTTGTTGTGCTCCCTTCAACCACTAGGTTTCCTATTACAGTTAAATTACTTCCTATTTTTGCATCTCCGTAAACGTGTAGATTTAATCCTGATTCTGGAGTAACTCCTATACCTACTTGAGTTGTTGAAACATATATAGGAGAATTGTTGCCAAATCCATCAGTTAGTTGTTTAGCTGAGGTTGTTATATTACCATTGTCAGAAAACTTAACAAGAGACTGATAGGTATTTTTTATTTTATTTCCTGAAAGAGTAGCCATAATTAACTAAAACAAGTTGGTTCGCTTCCGTTTTTAACTGTATCATCGTTGCTGTCATCTCCCCACGAACTACTGCAATATATTTCTCCCCAATTTATTGTGTTTGCCATCTTTGTTTAATTTTTGCAAGAAAGAATCCAACTTAATTACATTACTTTCTTTAGGTTTATATGTTTTTATTTTTTTTTGTTCCATTAAAGAACCCATGAATTAAAATTAACATCTTTGTCTGGATACATTTCTCCATTAGTTGAAGAAGTATATTCTGGAAACAAAGTGCTATTGTAATCCATATAATCAACAAATCTTCTTGTGTAGAACTCTGCTGTTTCAGTAACTTTAGCCAACATCATTCTCATTTCTTCTAATGAGATGGTTTCAGAATTTTCACTTCTATGTTTAAACACACCTCCATTACTAATTTGATACATAGCAAATGGCAAATAAGAACTTTGTGTGAACCAAACCAACATAGGTTTTATATAACTCTCTAAAAGAGTCTTATAGTCTGAATTACCAGCATCATCAATAGTATTATTAATTATTAAACTTTGTATTTTGTTGTAAAGTAATCCTCCTAGGTAATTTTGAATATGTGTATCTTGTGCTACTTCAATAAATTGTATTAATTTATCGGCATCTACATTACCGTCTATAATAGATTTTCTTTTTAAATCATTTATCGTTATGAAAAGTGCTTTCTGTGCCATAATTATTTAGTTTTTGGGTAAGCACCTCTGTTTGGCATATCTACTGGTCTAGTTTCGACTTCTTTAGCATTTTTAGGCTCCTTGAATCCGTCTTGTACAGCATCTGAAGCTTCAACTTCGGTATCTGGTGTTACTTTCTTTTTATATACTCTTCTTTCCCAGAAGTGGTGACAATTTTTCCCTCCTTTATACTTAAAAAGATTATATTTCTTTTTATTGTGTCCTAATTCACTATTTAAACCTTTAAAAGACATTAAGGTAATATCTTCTTTTCTAAATACTAAATCTTTAGATGTTAGCGCTTCCATTTTCTTGCAAAACACCCTACTTTTGTCCGAGTTTCTTACAGGAGAATAAGCATATCTTACTTTATAACCTGAATTATCTTGTCCAGAACGCTTATTAGGACTAGCATCATCTTCAGACACGCTTAATTTAGTTAAATCAAACTCTTCATTCTTGTCGTTTACAGCCTCGCTATGTATAAGCTCCCATTCATTAGAGATAACCTCTCCTAGGCTCTCTAATTGCGTGTACAGGTCTTCTGCACCATCGTCTGATAGGTCTATTTCTTCTTGTGAGCTTAATTTCTCTCCAGTTTCTTCCTCTCGCTTTACTTTAGTAGAAATATTATCTAATTCTGTAAATTCTATTGGTTGTAGTGTTACAAAGTATAAATTAAGGTATATTTTGTTAAAAGCAAGTATTTCATTTAAACCATCAATAATTCCTTGCTGAAAAGGTCTAATAACGATGTTATCCATAAGAATAGAAGCGGTTCTAAGCTCTTCTGCATTATTACCAAATCCAGTATTATCCTTTATACCTAATAATATAGGAGAAACAATACCATGACCAAGCATTATTTTTTCTCTACTCTCATCAGCTAAGAACTGATACTGAGCATGAGCATCTGGAAGGTGAATGGGCTGTAAATCTGCCTGAGTTTCTGCCGATTCATTAAATGTAAGTATAAATTTACCTGCATTTGAAGAACCACTAAATTTATCATATATTTTATGTTCAATCAACTCTTGAGTTTCTTCATTTGGCACGCCATTATTAAAATTAACTAATAAAGATGGCTGTAAACCGTTTTTAATATTATTTATATGATAATTACTTACTTCCTCTTCTAATTCAGCATATTGTAAGCAAGATTGATAATCTACTGGAGAATAATAATAAAATCCTGACCTATAAGGCTTAAATACATATATTTCTATAACCTCTCTTTTTGAACCGTTACCAAAAGAAGGTATTCTCTTGGGTTTGTCACTAGGAGCCATTTCTGACCATTTAGGATGGTAATAATAAGCTTCTACTTGACCTTTTTTAGCTTTTTCAGCTCTTAAAGTTTCCATTGGAAAGTGTAGTACCTTAATTATAGATGTTTTCTTTTTATTATATATTACTTGAACAGCAGACTGTCCTAGCATCTTGTAGTCATTAACAACCCTTCTTAAATCTTTGGCTTTTAATAACATCTTCATTTTAGTATACATTTCAGGCTTAAGCTCACTGTCTGTAGCCTCTAAACCTCTTCCATATATCATGTCAACTATACCATTTATACATCTAGCGTTAGTTGGACTTCCTAAATATTTATCTATAAGCTCATCAAAATAATCATTACAATCACCATATTGAATCCAGTCTTTTCCGTAAACTTCTTTTATCTCTGGTATTTCATATCCAGAAAGATTAACTACTCTAATATTTTTATTTTCCATATTATAATACTATATATTCGTCTTCTGACCCTTCACCGTATTGGTCGTATTGGTTTGTGTTTAATGTATGTATTGCCTCATCATTTGTTTGGGAGGTAACATAAGCTTTATCCCTATACCATAAACTACTGTTTTTGCTGAATTGCAAATAATAACTACTTCCTTCTTTTAAAATAGTGGATGTTATTGGAACGTGAGTAAAATTTCCATTAACAGCAGCATTAAGACTTGTTAGTGTTTCACTTTTGTTAGTTCCATCTTCTGTTATTATAAGACTAATGTTTGATAAAGAGGTATTGTCTCTAGGTATTATCTTAATTGTTTGAGAATTTGAGTTAGGAAGTAATCTTATCATAATAAGATAACTGAAAAGTGTCTGTTTTGTTTTATATAGAAAAAGCCCCAATAAAGGGGCTTTGTATCTTCTATGTTTAAGAACTTACTATGTTTAAGAGTTTACTACAGTAAATCCAACAGTTGCAGGGTCAGACTCCATAAAATTAGCTGGAGCTTTTTCCATTCCTGTTAAAGTTAAAGTGTATCCACTTAAATCTCCCATAGCTCCACCTGTAACAATAGTTCCTCCTGAAACATCCATTCCATGCTCTATTCCAGCTAGGAAGTAATTTCCATTGTTATCTTTTATGATAACGTGAGGTCTATTGAAAGACATTAATTTTAATTCTTTGTGGTCTGCTATAGTCAGTTTGTGTAGAGTTAATTCTAAAACTTGCTCGAAAGCAGTAGTTCCATTTTCTCTACTAGCTTGGATATTTTGTGTAAAAGAAGAAGTTCCTTTAATGTCATATTCGTATGCAGATGGAGTTCCAGTAATGGACTCTATGGCATCTGTATTCGTTGTATCAAAAGTAATTGTTGATAACAATGAAGAACTATAATTAACAAAGTAAACTTTATCTAATCCACCAACACTATCCTTGCAAGGTTCTGTTCTATATAGCGTTAAATTACAAGACATATTATTAGTTTTTTTAAGTTAGTATTAAAAGGGTGAGTGGTTAAGCCCACCCTTTATTTAATTATTATTAAGAGTTTACTCTGTATACGATATCTCCTCCGATTCCGTATTGTACTCCACTTGTAAATCTCATGATTACTCTTACATTTTGAGAACCATCTAAGTCACCCATGTCGATAACTTTTACTTCGTTGTGGTCAGATAAAAGACCTGTTCCAAAGTATAGATTAGATTTTTCAGCAGCAACAGCAGTGTCGTCAGCAAGACCATTTGCAATAAACAGTTTTACTCCATCAAAGCTAAGGTTTCCGCCTCCATACCACATGTGAGATTTAGCATCTACACCTGAGTTAGTTGCAGCAAATCCACCTAAAGCTCTTACATAAGCTCTAGCGATGTTTTGAGAAATGTATATATACATATCTTCTTGTGCATAAAGAGAAGAAGGAATTGCATCAACAACAGCTCCTAATTGAGCAACTACGTTTGCAGAAGTAATTGCAGCACCAGTTACATCTATAACATCAGAGTCAGCAGCTAACAAAGTAGAGAATCCATCGAATTCACCAGCATTAGCGTTAACACCACTCCAGATGTTTTGTTCAGTTTTCTCAGCAACTTTAGAAGCAACGTGGCTTATTAAAAAGTCAGAAAACTTAGGAGGTAGTTTGTCAAATGTAGAATATCCCATTTGTACAGCTTCCCAATCTGAACGGAAGTCTTTTTTACATAGTTCAACATTAACTTGGAACTCTTCTGGTTGAAGGATTCTTTCTGTTAATGTAACTGAACCTGTATCAGCAAAATCACAAGAAGCATTAGCAATAAGACCGCTTGTCGCAACCTTTTTGATTACTTCTTTAAATTTTACATTAGGTTTTACTGAAATTCCACCATTTTCGATAGTAGAACCAGATAATAATGCAGCAGAAATATACTTTCCAGCAAATTCTCCAGCATAAGTACTTGTAATTGAAGTTGTAGTAGCCATTTTTTATTATTTTAGTTTTGGTTTATTATGAAATTTTGTTTAGTACTCTATCCATTATAGTTTCTGGTCCTTTATTACCATATAAATGAATGTTCTTTTTTTCTACGTTAGACTCAGGAGAATGAGCAATAGGCTCAGTTTCTGATTCTTGAGAGGATAATTCAACTTCCTCTTTTAATTCTTCTGGAACTTCAGGAGATTTTTCTTTACTCATTGATTCCATTAATTGGTCATACATAGCTTTCATTTCAGCAATCGCTTTAGAAAGTTCTTCTTTGGTAGCATACATTTCTTCTTCTTTAACTTCTTCTTCTATGCCTTCTTCAGAAACTTCGTCTTTCACTTCTTCGATTTCTTCTTCTGCTAATTTAACCTCTTCTTGTACTTCTATCTCTTCGACTTTTTCTTCAGTCTCAGATAGTAAGATTTTCTTAAATTTGTCTACGATATCGGTAGCTTTCATATATTATTGATTTAAATTAATAGTATAACTTGATAACCTCAAGCTTTTATTTTTGTTGTATTTTTAGTTAGCTGCTATACAAGCATCGCAGTCATCATACAAAGTAGATGATTCTACATGATGTTCTCCACTTGCAGAAACATTAAGAACAGTATAACAATTACTATGACCTGTATTTTCAAATTGTAAATAATAAACATTGCCTACTACAAGTTGAGTTCCGTGTAAATGAATTTCTTTTTTCATAGAATGACCACACCTTTGCACTCTATAATAATATTCATCTCCAACGACAGTATGACTACTTATGTTACCTATACCTTGAGCCTGTAAAGAACCATCACAACATTTTACTGAGTAGGTACCATCTTTACAAAGACAACCTCTTCTTGAAGAGCGAGGACTTGTTTTGCTTGGTGTTTTTTTATATTTTTTCCTCATATTACTTTTTCTTTACACAATTAGGTCTTTTTTTGCCATCTATTATTTGATATCCTTTTTGCTCATAGCCATCCCAACAAGGACTCTTAGTAGTTGCTCCAGCTTCTACCGAATGTTTTTCACAAGGCATATACCATGTCTTTCCTTCATAATCATGCTGGTGTATACCTTGACATCCTAAGTCATCTGACATTTCCATAGCCTTTTCTTTTGTAGAATAAGCTAACCTATCATTTATTATTGCATAGTCTTCATTTATTTCCATTGAAGCCATGTTTAAAGAATCTATAGGTTTTATTTCTCTGTCTATTTCTTTTAACTTCTTTGAAGCCCAGTTTATTCCTGCATCACCACCCCAAGCATCCCATAGTAATTTACCACAACCTTCAGAATAAGGAACTCCTTTGTCCCTTCTAAATCTAACATAAGAAGCCATTTGAGATATTATGCATCTTGATATAGGTTCTTTCTTAGCTAACATTTGAGAAACTTGCCATCCAGCCTTAGTACCACATTGTGATTTGTTGTCTATTTTATATTTTAATGCTCTTAATGAATTTTTATGAGCGGCATCAGGATAATCCTTGAATTTATCTTCAGCAAGAGTTAAAGC